AATCAAAATTTCCTAATTCTTTATCATCTGCGTTGTCTAAATCTTCTAAACTAGGAACCTCTAGTTCTGATTCTATATCTACTAATTCTTTCGGAGCTTCTGGCTCTACAGGATTCTTATCTCCTACTAAATAGAAGATTCCTTCCTCGTCAGTTGGTTCAAGCTTAAATACTGTACCATATGCTGCTAACTTATCATTAGCCGCACCACGATAACTTACTGTGTTTGTCTTAGTTAGCTTGTTACCTGCTTTGGTTCCGAAAGCTGCATCAGTACCAATTACTGGTACGAGCTTTTTGTCCTTCTTCTTATACTTGATGTCTATACGACAGTCTTCACACGGATCGAGTGCTTCAACTGCTCCCTTAGTTAAAACTAACTTGTTAGCCTCAAGCGTAATCAGAGGCTCAGGATTTTCATCTACCTTAGAAGTAGTCTTCTTGGCAGTAGATGACTTGCTAGCTTTTGTGCCAGCAGAGTCAACTGTTATTTCTTCTTTACCAATAAACTTTATCTCGCCTGTTGTCTCGTTGACATCATAGTGCATTAAAATATCCAATTTCATTATTCACCTTCATTATAAGCATCAATAACTTTAATAATCTCTGCTAAATCATTGTCGATCTCCATTTCATCAAACATACCATATGAAGTCTTTGCAATACAAGTACCATCACTATTAGTTAATAGTTTGTACTGCATCTTACCATCATCACCTTCTGTTACTTTAGTAAAGAAGATATAAGTAAATAGACCTTCCAAAGTTACCTTCTCGGCAAGAAGTTTTCCTACAGTCTTAATGACATATTTAGGATTCATAGCGTCTCCAACATTCTCAGAGTGAGTTAAGAAGATCATCTTACAATCATCTCTCATTTGCTCTGAATATCTTAATATCTCCATAGCATGTTGAGCTAACTCACTAAACTTGGTATAACCAACCTCAGTTGCTCTGTCTACAAATTCATAAGATAATACATATTGGAAATCATCTATTACTACTTGCTTGATGTGTGGCATCTTCTTGTTAACAATAGTAAGTATCTTAATAATGGAATCCCATTTAGAACTTACATAATAGTTACCAGTCCAGTTACCTTCCTCATCTTTCTTAAGTGGGGTATATTTCTTCTTCCAAGCACGGAAAGGAAGTGGTTTACCAGTAGTTGATATAATGAATGTCTCCTCTGGATTGAGGTTTCTTAAAGCGGTACTTTTACCAGTACCAGATTCTCCTACAAGTGCAATTGTTTCTGCAGCCATATTATAAAGTAAATTCAAAGTTACTAGTTGATGTTTCATCTACTTGTTTAACTTCATCTTCTTTTTCTAATAGGTAATTAGCATCGGTATAACGATAATAATCATATATTTCATCGGGTTTTGGCAACTCATGGAATATATTAATTGCTCCGAAGAAATTGCAACCAATTTCAACATCACAATCACCATATCTATTCTTTAGTACCATAATACTTCGGAAATTAGATTGGAGAATTTCTATGTTATACTTTTTATATGTCTTTAAACCATCTCTATATGGGTTATAAATCGCAATCATTACATTACAATCCTGAACAGTATTACCTGAATCTTTTGCATCATTAATAGTAAATGCACTTTTACCTTGTTTGAATCTTTCTATATTACCTTGTTCTCTATTAGCTTGCTGTATCACTACAGGACTAATGAGACACTTCTCTCTCAAAGTAACTAGATAAGCTGATAGTGTATCAATCTCAGCTTTAAGATTATTGGAAGTAGGTTTAATAAGACCAATATGGTCAAATACTACTACATAGATCAAGTTAGGATTATCTGGAATATATGTCATTCTGGTTTCAGTTTCTACAAACTTGCCTATAGCCTCTAAACGAGTTTTAAGAATAGCATAAGCTCTCTTAGCATTTAAAGACTTGTCATATATTTCTAGTTTCTTACTAACTTTTTCTATCCAAGGCATACACTCCATAATTAAATGATAGTGCTCATCAGATAAAACATATTCACGTTTCTTAGACAAGATTTCTTTATAAGATAATTCTATACCATAGGTCTCAAAGATATAAATAGAAAGTAATTTGATATACAAACTGACTTCATTCATCTCCATTGAGAAATATAGACACTTAAAATCATCATCATCTAAATGCTCCATAATTGGCTTATAAACATAAGCATACAAAGCAAAGGAAGTCTTACCTGCACCTGAATTACTAATGATTAGAGTATAAGTTTCCTTAGTTACTCCATCAATAACTCCTTCAAGTTTAGGAAGGCCCATCGATATACCATGATTTAATCCTAATCTACCTCTATCTATTTCATCGCGGAGTTTCTCCACTATTGTCATAGCATGGTAGTGTTAGAATTCATCATAACACCATCTTTAGAAATAGCTTCCATATTTAACCAATCTCTATCAACAATAAAGTCTCCAAGATTAGTAAATTGATAACCATTTTCTTTACCTTGCTTTACAAGTTCTAATACTCTTTCATGAGCTTCTGGTTTCCACCTGATAGCTTTACCATATGCTCTATAAGCATCTTCAAGAGAATCAAACTTCTTACTAATTCGACGTAATTTATACTCAAGACCATTGACAACTGTGGAGAGTGGATAATTCTCAAACAGTTCTTCCCCCATTTCAAAAGAACTTTTGTGAAAATCTTTCACTAAATTCTTATTAATAGGTACTGCGAATATGTCAAACTTCTGTCCCTTCTCAGGGATTTTGTATGTCTTTAGTATAACTCCTGCATCTTGCAAGCCTTGTAAAAGATCTATTGTGCTACCACGAGCACACATACGAGAACTAAAATATGATTGGACTAACTCAGGATCATCGTCTTCCTGTGCTAGCAGAATAATTTCCAGTAGTAACAACTCACTGGGATTTATACTATATTTTTCACAAAATATGAGTTGCTGTTCAATTTCTAAATTCCTCACGCGTATAGATTTAAATAGATTAGCTACTAATCTCTATACACCAAAGAGTTTGCGTCAGTTACGAACTTATTCCTCGGTTACGTGGGTCTCCTCCTCTGTAGGCTCTTCATCCAATTCTACAGTTACCTCAAGAGGATACTCGAGGTTATGGATTTTTTGCTCTAAAGATTTAATTTTCTTTTCAGCAGCTTTGAGCTTACGATTGAGAATGGATTTCATCTCATTATATTCCTTTTTAGTATAATAAGTCTCCATAATTAGAATCGATAAGTGTAATTTTTCAATTTCTTTGTGTAAGTCTCATAAGGCTCATTATTAAGAACCTTAATTAGATTTTCAGAATCAATTTTAATAATATTAGTATCATTCTTATGAGAATTCTGCCACCATTTACTTTCTATTGTATCATTAATTACAAGGGTAAAATATTCAGCTTCCTTATTCCCTTCTTTTCTTATGATACGTCCTCTTGTCTGTTGTGCTTTTGTCTCGCTAGAATTAACTCCTAACATTATTCCTACCGATAAACCAGGAATATCCATACCGGCTTCAGCCAGTTTACAAGTATTAAGGACTCCACTTTGCATAGTAGAAAACTCCTCAAGAGTTATACGGTTTTTCTTTTTACCTTCTTTACCAGTATAGATATATCCAACCCCAATAGCCTCAGCCATTTTAGTATTTGCTGAGAAGGTTACAATCTTACTATTAGGACGATGATTAATAATCTCTTGTGTTAATCGGATTTTTTCTGGATGTTCATAGACAAACTTCTTTCGATTTTGTATAGCCCTAATAAAACCATTCGCATGGTAGGTTATTGCTTTAAGTATTTCAGATTTCATATCAGGATTATCTTTACAAAGTTCATCCCTATATTCAATCTTCTTCATAAAACCTTTAGGACCGAGCATACTCATTGCTAAATTAAAATCGTAGTTAAAGAATTCAAAGTGTTCTGTGAATTGTTTGTTATAGTCCTGATATATACCTATATCATCTACATCAATCAATACTAGATACTCTTTGTAGTTAGACACCCATCCATTTAATTGAGCTTCTTGTAATGTTACAGTATCTACTATAGGACAATATTTAGCAATAAGTTTATGTCGTTCGTCTAATCTTTCAAAAGTGGCAGTAAGACCGAGGATCAATTTGTATTTGACTGTTTCAAATACTTGAATAAGCAGATTTGCACCTGCTGTATGTATTTCATCAATAATAAGAAAATCACATTGTCCTCCATTTTTTGCAGCGGAGTTGATAATATAAACCTCAACGCTAAATTGTAATTGATTTTCTTCTATTAATTTTTCCCATTGCTTCTTTAAAAGCTCTGTTGGAACTACTACCCATATTTTTAAATTTGGATAGCGAGATAGCACTTTCTTAATAATAACGAAAGCACAACGAGTCTTACCATAACCAGTACAACACTCGAGAGTTCCTCTGCCTTTTGCTCTTAACCACTTTTGAACTGACTCCGCCTGTCTCTCATCTCGAGAGATAGGTTCGAATAGATCACGCATCTACGGAACGGGTAACATCCCAGCCCTTAGATTCAGCGACCTTTTTAATTTCCTCTTCTTTATCCAGCCATTGCTGTGCTTGTTTAGCACATTGGTCTTGGAAACGATACAATACTTTGTTAGATAGTAGTCTTAATTGATCGCTAGTTAGATTAGCATATTTATCTCTCTTAAGACGACACATAGAACGGAACTCAGCATAAGTGAGTCCTGTATCACTAACCTTAAGAACTATAGAAGGATTCAAACGAAGCTCCTTACTAACGATCTCCAAACGGTTCATAGCTTTACCAGTTACTGGGTCTTTACGATATAAATCCTTTTGCATCTCTTGGTTAGTAAACCATAAGCCCATCTTAACAATGAAACTGAGAGTCAAATGAGAATTATCGAATTGACCAAGCGAATCAAGACAAGCATCCATAACTAGACTAATTGGAATTCTCTCGAATTCAATTGGAAGACCACTCATAACTTCGCTAATAGGAATAACCTTAATGGATTCATTTGTGAATACCTCACGATTGTTATGAATAATATTCTTTAAATCTTCTAAACAACTAGTATTAGTATAATGCTTCTCGGAACGAAGCCATCTGATGAGAAGCTCGGCACGACATCTTTGTATTTGGTCATCAACGATCTTCTGTAAGGTTACACGACCTGGATTCTTAGAATCTGTATTGTAAAGCATCTGCTCACAATGCTCATAATACTTCTGAAGCTGCTCAAAACTTGCGTCAATAAGCTTTACTTCTTCTTGAACTCCATTAACCTTTGGTCCCTTCCATACATAAGTAGTAATGTCGTTTGCCTTTTCAGCTAACTTCTCCTTTAATTTTTCGCCTAAAATGCTCATAAATTTCTTTTTTCTTACATCATAATAATAATCTTTAAGTTATTTTAATCTAAAACGACTTCACCCACTGTTACCATAGGTTTTTCTAATATAAATTTCATAAAAATTGCATCAGTATACCTATATGAGTTAAAGTCTTTACCATCAAACCATTTATCTACACCTTCTCTTACATACCTTATATTAAGATACCCAACATCACCTATTGCAAATGGAGGTTGATTCCAATTCGGAAATTTTACACACATTACATATTGATTCTCACAACTGTCATAGTTAAGATTTTCAAATGCATAAGTGGTATAACCATAAAAATCTACAAACTCTGCTACAAGTTTAGCATGGTAAGTAATTTCTGTCATACCTCAAAAGTGTTATTATCCTCATACATAGTGCAACCATATGCCGCGAAGTCTCCTATGAGTAAACTCATTTTTGGCAGACAAGGATACTTCTTACAACGTTTACAACTACGTTCAGGATGTTTATATCTAAAACCATCTTTGTCTTTAAAGTTTACAATAACAGGCATACACTAAGAATAGTTAATCCGCTTATTACGTAATCTTTGATTTTAGACCACTTTTTTACCTTTTTAATTTGCTTTTGTTGTTTCTCTACAATAGTTGCATACTCAGAAATTTGTTCTCTTCGTATAGAATCAGTGTGTACCCAAATACTATCAATCTTTTCAAGATTAACAATTTGAGATTTTAAAAGAACATTTTCATTAGATAGTTTGCTATGCTCTGCAAATATTAAATTAGTTGTTCTTAATTGCTCGCTGCTTATTTTGATACTGTCGGATATAGTTTGAGAAGTAGATAAGATTGGCACTATCAGTATTAGACAGAATAGTAGATACCTCTTTATCATACTGTTTCTCCGCGTCTTTTATTTTCCATTTGATAACTTCATTCTCCTTAATTATCTCGTCCCTAATAATAGAGTCTTTGACAATTGTTACAGGAGTGGATGGTACAACAATTTCCTTAGGTTCTTTGCTGCACTCTAAGACGTAGCCTAACAAGAATGAAGCTATCAAAACAACTGTTATAATTAGATATTTATTTATCTTCATAGTAACCATTTTGTTCTAAATAGCTTTGAGGTGCATAAGCCAGCGTAATATAACGTATCCACTTATATTTCTTTCTTTTCAGAATGTTATCCTTCTTCTTAAATTTGAGAGGATGGTCTACAGAGTACCATTTCTCATCATAAAAAGCAACACCATTCTTCCAAGCAATATATATTTCTATATGATAAATGAATTTGTCATCAACACCAACTGCCTCATTATTCTTTAAATAAGTCTTCATACTTACGAAAGACTTGTTTGATTCGTCTACCAACCATAGGATTATTTCTCCTTTTATAGTAACTATTCCAATCACCAGTTTTATAAATCCATTGAACATCTTTAGCAGATAATCCTCTGAATTTATTCAAACTATCTCTGGAATATTCACCAGCATTAACATATCCAATTTTTGGAATAGATACAAAGTAGTGAGTGCAAGTATTAAAACCTAACCCATTACATTCATTACTTCTATTATGTACACAATCAAGAAATTCTCCTCCATCAATCTCATCACAATCACTTTCTATTACTAGAACAGGATGGATTCCGATAGATTCAAAATTCTTCATTAATATATATGCTACGAAACAACAACCACCATAGTTGATATTGTAATCTTCATCTAATCTGTCACAAAGAGTATTTAATTCTGAAACTAGCTTTCTTAAGTTAGTCATGATTAATACTTAGTTCCCCATAATACAAGTCCGTCCCTCTTACCCTTATAGGAATACCAGATAACACCATACTCCTTACATAGATCAATAGTTATATCTAACCATTTATAAAGGATAATTAGTATAACTACTAAAATAGTAATTGCGTAAATCATGCTGTTTTAACTGATCCTGGACGGGTAGTTGCGGCTTGAACATCTTTCGGTAATTTATCCCACCAGGCTTGTTTACCTGTGAGATACTTCTTTCTGTTTTTTGCTTTCATAATTAAATTTCGTTACTGGCTTCTACTGCTAATTTGTCTGCTAAATCATTCATCTGAGAATCGAAATCCTTATTAGATGTATGACCTCTAACCCATTTGAACTCAATATTTGGACATAACTTTTTAGCTTTCTCCAATACATTATCATAAAGAGCCCAATATTCGGGATTTTTCTTTCGCTTCCAACCTAGAGTAGCGCATCCAATTACGTACTGGGAGTCAGAATAAATAGTTACTTTATCAACTGGCTTACTTATAGCATGCAGTGCATAGACTACTGCCATAATTTCACACTTGTTATTAGTTGTTTTTTCAAACATCTTTTTAAACTTGTGTATAATGTTACCATTTTTGACAAATACTATTCCAATCCCTCCTTTGTCTCTTAATGGGCTATAAGCACCATCTGTGTAGCAAGATATTTCCGCCATAATGAATTTAGTTAAAAAATAGGAGGTTCGAGTGTCCATGCTTCCGATACACTCTTCCCTCCTATTGTCACCGTCACGGCCTGTGTCATTATTAGGTTGACCAACCTCTCTTTTCGTCTTATCGAGAATTCGAGATAATAGCCATAGGGTTTAAAGATTAACCCTCAACTGAAGCACGATCTATTAAGATAGACTTTATCTTCTCCATTGCAAGACCTATGGGTCTACCCTTAACAAGGTTGAATAACTCTACTGCTCGCTTCTTGACTATTACATCAGGCACGGTAAACTTGCGTTTGCCTTTTTCAATGGCTTTCCAAGTCTTAACGACACACTGAAGAACGTCATACACTTGACTGTTTTTGTCGATGTGAATCTCGAAATGTTGTTTACCATGTGTCAGTTTGGTGATACCTTTGAAGTTCTTAAACTGTTGATGGAATTTCAAGTCACATTTACCTTTGGGCAATTTGATATACTCAGCCATCTAATTTACTCTGCATAGTCAGAGATTCAAAGTTAAACTATGTTAATTCCTGTCTTTCGTCAGGCACTCCAGATAGTTTTTTAGCCAAGAGTTACTGTACTTCACTCTTGAGGAGCCATCCTAAAACTATCAAAAAGCATTAAGCGTTGAGTAGAGCCTCAACTTTTGGGAACTTATGTTCTTTCATTGCATTATATACTGAGCGTTCCTCCTCAGTAAGTGCATTCAGAGCAGCTGCGAAAGCTTTACGTTTCTCAAACTTCTCCTTTTCCTCAATGTAGCCAGGAATAACTCTAACAGGATTGTTCTTGATGAACTCTACCTCCTGCTTAACAAGAGCATCCACTACAGCGGTATTAATCATACCAGGAAGTGTTGCATACAAAGCATAGTCGTTGCAATTAATAGCTTTATTAACAGCTATTGCTATACCCTTCTGTTCATCATACTTGTCAGCAGGATTGCATACAGCTACACCTAACTTTACTGCTTTATCAATATAAGACCAGCCGGTTAATTTGTCGTCGTCATAAATATCGACTTCGGCATCTACTGGCATACTGACAGCAGCAACTACAAACTTGTGAACCAGACCCTTAAAGTCTGTAAATTCACTAACTACAGTTACGATTTTCTCTTTCATAGATATGGTTCTATAAATTTGTTCATTAAGTCTTCAATTCCTTCACTTGTTAATGACTCAAATATTAAGTCAGTAACTAATTTGTCTTCACCTGGAATACCTTTATAATTACGATGCTCATCAACATAATTGTCAATAAGTGGATTCATAAGATTCTGCTCTACTTCAGCAATGTCTTCTTCTTTATAAAGATAATGAGTACAGTATCTTCCAGATACTCCTACTCCTATTGTTATTCCGAGTTTAAGACCTGCTTGATACATTGTTACGGCTGCTTCATGAGCCTCTCTTAGCTTGTTTTTATATTCATCAGAGTTGATAAATTGTTCTCTTAATTCCTCACGCACTTGCGCGTCATGTTCATAAAGTCTTTCTCTGATTTTTGCGGCAACAGCTTTAGCCTGCGTCTGTGTAAGTTTGATCATCTTCTGGTGTTAAATAGTCTCTGTTTTCTTCTCCGATTAAATGTGATGCTCCGTAAAATATTACATTCAAGTTTATTTCTGGTGCTTCCCATATGTTTTCGTCATTGGTATAACCAGGTAAATATTGAACTTGAAAGAATCCAGTTTCAATAGATTGTTGTCTATCAAAAGCTTCTTTTACGAGTTTCATGCCAGTTTCTCGGAATTGTCCTAGAGACTTATAAGGACAACGTTTATCTGTTAATACCGCTTTATAAAGACCTTCCCAATCTACCCAAGTTTCAAATACATGTTTGCAGTATTCCCACTCAGATAATGCGTCAATCTTAATAATGCGATTAATTAATTCCTGTCTTGGTATGTTTTTGTAATCATTGTACTTGCTTTTATAGAGGTCTGCCTTCTCTTGTGCAGCAAGTGACTCCGGACCACTTTCAAGATGCTCGAAAGGATCGTCAACAGGAACTAATTTGTAATCTTTACCATCAATTGTTATTCTTTGCATAACATAAAAAAGCCTCCTCGTTTCTCAACGAAGAGGCCAAAAAATCAAAAAAACATGAACAATACAAATTGCTATGTACTCCGACTACGAATCGAACGTAGATACTCAGTTTAGGAAACTGATGCTCTATCCATTGAGCTATCAGAGTATAGGGTTTCACTCCCCTACGGATTTCTCCAAGTGCTCGTGAAACACCTGCCTGTTTAATACCATACGATCACGAATTGGTGGATTTATCAGGACTTCAAGCTGCCTTTCTTTGTTCCAAGGCTTTCTTAGCTTTCTCATGCAAATCGACAGCTATCTCAAAAGTACGAATACTTTGAATTAGTCTATCAATAGGTTTAGAACCGGCATGTTTACCAATTAAACCTAATGCACGAGCTTTACGAATAGTATGAGTTCTTTTACTATTTCGAGAATTAACTCGATCTTTCGTCATACTGTAATTACCGTAGGGAGTAGTCTTCTCCCAATGCTTTTTAACTTTTGCCATAACTAATAAATGAAAAATGTAATGTACTCCCACTAGGAATCGAACCTAAATCGTATGCTTAGAAGGCATATGCTCTATCCATTGAGCTATAGGAGCATTTCATTAACTATATGTCTCGCTATTGGCAACGTATAACAATACTCTATGTCGGCAAAGAGCAAGTCTTCCGAATAAATTCGGATAAGGACTAACCATTTGTACGTTTCTTACTCACCATATAGCTAACGGGGAAATAAATTACTCTTACTACATCTATCCCATGGTATAATAAGGCTTGTGGACTACCCGAAGAACATAACAAAACATCCACCGATTTTATTATGGCTCCTAACTAGTTTGATAGTTGCTAGCTTCGGAGCGAACCTCAGATTTCTCTGAGGAAAACTAGAGTCCACCCTCCTCTAGTTTAAAATGCTTATGAAAGTCATCATTACTAATACCAACGGCTTCAACACAATACCAACTCTCATTGACTTTTTGAGCGTCATATTCTTCATTCACTCGGAATGTCGTGTGTTTAGTCGCAAATTCTTTAATGCAACTTACTTTCATATTGTAATTAATTCTCTTAAAAATCAATTTATTAGAAGGACAATTAATTATTCCTGAACAACTTATTTTACTAAAGTAACATCCAGTACAAGATTTTCTCTCTTCTTCTTTAATAGCTATTATTAAATAGTCTTTAAAGTCTATAACCTTACCTTCTTTAACGCCTATCATATTAATCATCTTTGTACTCGTTTCTTAATCTACAAAAGACTCGACGATCATCCATTTGGAGTTCTGGCATATAATCAGAATCCCAGTCGAACCAATCGGTCCATACAAGACCTTCTCTACTCCAATATTGATAACGTTTTTTCATATGTGGACCCGAAGAGAATCGAACTCTCCACAAGTTCCTTGCAAGGGACCCTCGCCAGCCTTGGTACATGCAAGCCCAGATTGGGTGCCGCTGCACCCTACGATAGAATAATAACTAAAAACTAAAAACCTATGTTACAACTGTTGTTGGACCTACCAGATTCGAACTGATACCGAGGGAACCAAAATCCCTTGTGCTGCCATTACACCAAGGTCCAATTTAGCCCCTATTACGGGGCAAGGTTAAAGTCCGGTCTGAGCGAACCCGGCTCCTAAAACATTAACTCTTTTCTTAAATTGTTTTATTATGGAAAATCAAGGCCACTCTCCCAGTGGCATCTTAAATCCTTTCTCTTCAGGAAATGCAGGATTAGAAGATCTTGCGTCACCAGTAACTGCGTCTACCCAGATTTGTTCACTGATGTTACCAAATACCCACTGTGCGTTAACTCCTACAGGACCTATAGGGTTTCTTAATACTACGTTTTTAGAATGAGGTTTAGGTAGATTGACTTCAAGCATTCTCTCGAATGCAGCATTATAATTTAATTTAATAGCCTCATCATTTAATGGACAATCCTCAATCCAGAAACCATGAATAGAATCAACGTTTACAGTACCATCGGGGAAATGTTGGAACTTCCATACATAGGTGTCAGCACCATTGTCAAACTCCTCAATACTTTGGAATACGTTAACAAGAATCTCAGGATCACTTGTCACGCTATCACTATCAAGGAAATATGGAAGACGGATACATGTCTCATACCAACGGTAGTTATCCTTAAATTTCATATACATTGCTTGTCTATCTGTGGCAATAGCATGGTCTACATCGATTGCATTTTTGATACTGATAGTATCTACTAAAGCAGAATCCACACTTGATTTATCTTGTGGTTGATTACAACCATTGCATGATGCCATCATTAGCGTCATACACATTAACATTAAGAAACCTAAAAATTTCTTCATTACATTAAAAATTTAAATTTGTATTAGATTAATCTAAAATATTGAGCATACATTCTATATAGGCTTTTTATGACTTTAATCCTTTGTAATTATACCCATCACTGTTAAGATTGTTTTCCCAACAATTCTTACAAATAGTTTTTACTTTGTCTTTAAATTCATTGGCTTCAAAGACATCTTTAAAACTTTCTGATAAATCGCCATCAGTTTCCACAGAAACGAACTCTACATAGAGTGAATCTTTTTGTAATTCCTTTGTTGTTACATTGGCAATTACATCTGTTCCGTGAAATTTAAAAGTAAGCTCATAGGCGATCGGAAAAGTGAGACCATCTCTATCATAGTCCCAATTACTGAGCTCACAGTTAACGCATTTTAAATTATCTTTAAACTTCATAGTGCTAAGAATTTAGCTATTGACTCCGATGTCAGATTCGAACTGACGTGCCCGGTTTTGCAGACCGGTGGCTAAACCAACTCACACCAATCGGAGTATGTTAGGAGTTATTCTTCTCCTCTTAATTTCTTAGCTATCATAGCTTCGATAACGTACTCATGTAATGAAGGATCTACTTCTAGTCCAAGTTCTTGGGCTTCTCTTAAAACTTTAGCTTTTTTGTCGTCCATAATATAAAGGTTTAAAAATTATTCTAAAAATTACGTAGGTGTCCCGTACACCTACTTACCCTTTTCTCTAGTTTTATGATTTATAGATTAGAAAACTTGAGACGGCGGTTTCCTTACCTGCAAAAAATTCATTCCCTTCAGTTGTACAACCTATCACTTCTTGAGTCCAAGTGAGAATCGACACATACCTTTTAATGACCGCATGCTCCGTCAGGTCCCGAGAGTGGAAGTGGAGGGAATCGAACCCTCGTCCGCACAAACTATTCTATAAGAATTCTACATGCTTTTCAATTTGGAGTGTTTTCTTCACCAGTTCTTCTTTAACGTTATAAGATAAACGAGTGGTAGGTCACTACCCTGATAGTTCCTCTTTTTAAGTCACCGTCTACTATCAAACCCCCGTTGACTGCTGTAACTATTGGATGATAGGGTCAGTTACAACCCCACGCCTCACGCTGCTACTCTGTAGCTGGTGATGGCGAAAGAAACATTGTTCTTGCCATTTAATTGTTTGATGTCTATCCATCAGCCTTTGCATGTTCTTATTACCTTCATCAGCCGTCTAATCCAGTCACCCCCATTTAATAGGAAGACCTCATAACGAGATCTTCCCTTCAAGTTGTTTCTTGATATGAGCTAAAGTATCTACACTTTCCTCATAAAACAAGTCTCTGTCTAAGTTAAGAATTGTTAAAATTTGTGTGAACCTTAAATCAGGGAACCGATTTACAACAATATCCAAGATTTTTAGAATCTCCAAATTAGCAGTCTGCCTTTGTTTAGTTCTAGTTAAATTCACTTCAAATCCGTTCTTCATTTCCGCATTTGTTGCACTCATAATAAGTAAAAAACATTTTAGGAATTAATGATATATCTGAAGAACCACACTTCGCACAAACTAACTCACCTTTTTCATTATACTTGAATTCTTCAAGTACATTATAAGGGGAATTCATTGTTTGAAGCCTTTAGAGATTTTAGCTTTGAGATTTTTAATCTCAGTAGCCATACGCGCGCATTCATCAGCATACTTTTGCCCTTGATGATGAATTACTCTACCATTTCGCGTTGAGTCCCAAGGTTTCTTGTCTTCTTTGGCAGCCTTAAATTTTTCATAAGTTGCCTCCAACCTGGCTAACGCAGCCTTCTGTCTTAATAACAGATTTCCTCTACCACTCATAAGTTTAACGATTTGTGTACCTAAATAACCATCCACAATGCTCGCATGCATAGACTTCACCATCTACATCTCTAGCATCGGAAAGAGTAAAATGTGTGTCTTTACCACACTTTGGACATTTAATTACCATAGATTTATAAAATTAATGCATTTGTGCCCCCTAAGG